TTTCACGGATAGTGTCCATTACCATATCTTCATAGAAGAACCAGTAACTTCCAGTTTTAAAGAACCAGTACATTGCATATATAGCTAGACACCACAGTAAAACGGGTATCGCTGCGTCAAATAATCCTAACAGTGTTTTAAAATAATCTTTCATTTTCTACCTTTTGTAATTTATGATATGAATTCTAATTCATTCCTTAAAGCTTTTTCATCGAGTAAATCTTCAATCTTTCTTCTGATTTCAGGAGATTGACCAGCCGGATACTTTTTAGCTTGCCGACGCTTAGTGACCATATAAGAACATCGGATACAATGGTCGTTATTTCTGGCTCTGATCGTTTTACCGTCTTTACCATGATGATTTCTGCAATCTTTACCTATGTACACGGTATCAGGTAAACCCATTGTACCATCTAAATACTGAAATATCCGCAAACTGTTAGTGGTTTTGCTCATTTTATTATACCATTAAATTTATACACCATCAGTATAACATTTTGAAATATAAAAATCAAATTTCTTTGAAAAGTTGCACCAACAATTCGTTATCTATCTTATCGTTTTTAATGTTTCCTAGCATGATAACAATCAACTCTTTCAGTTCCGGTAATTCTCCGTCTTCGTTTTCCATAAGAACTTCGATCTCTTCTGTATCAGTATCAATTAACGATTGCCTAAGCTCTATAGGGTCATCAAATTTTAAAGTTCTCACATCAAAAGACTTATTAATCAAGCCCTTAACTGCCATATGCTTTTCATAATCCAAAACCATATCCAACACACATCGTATTGATATGTTCTTAGGGTATGTTAATGTTTTAGATTTGAGTTGTGTTAATAGTTTGGTTAGTTTGATTTGTGTAAACTTTGCACCAACATCATAGTTGATATATTTTGTTTCGAGTTTAACATGGTCAAATGTTGCCATGCCCTTATCGAAATCATCTATGTCGGAAAAATCGAAACCAAATGGACTACCAATGTAGTGAATATTATTGTAAGACTGCCTACGATGATAATGTCCAGTAAAGACCCTATCAACGTCCTTAAATAATTTCGGGTCTGCACCGTGTTCCATTTTAACATTGTAATATCCTGTAATGTAAAAATCGTTAAGTTCGAAGTGTCCGAACCACGTCTTACACGTAGAGTATTTAACAATATCTTCAAATTCGTGACGGAATAAGAATGGTGTTAATAGCGAGTCGTGCAACTCAGCCCTAACCTGTGGCTCCGAAATTATGACTAAATTTTCATATTCTTTAAAGATGTTAGCCGAATGTATTTCTCTGGAAAATTTACGATATAGATCATGATTACCTACGAGCATATAGATAGGCATTCCCAAACGGTTCAAACAATCAAACGCTTGTTGGGAATACTTTATCGTTTCTTGGTCTATGGCACTTCTAGTTTCAAACCAATCACCTAAGAATATAACGTGGTCAATTGTAGAATCTGATTCCACTTGTTTACAAAACCATTCGACAAATGCCAAACAATCCTTGTTATGCTGTTCGCTATTGTTTTTTCTACCGTAATGTATGTCGGTAAACATAGCACATTTGTTTAGCATAAGCAGTTAAGAATGCGAAACTATCGCAGCAGTGGCACTACCAACTAACATATATAACCATAACAAATCTTCACCTATTATCGCTTTAGACATCACTACAGCGCAAGCCGCACCCCAAACACCACACATGGCGATACCGTCACCAATTGACATGTTAACCCCCTTAAAATTTTATTCAACTAAAGCCGTATCATAATTCAATTCACTTCCAGTGTCAACAACTTCATCGGAAGAGTAATCACCGTGTGATTTAGCAGCATGTTCTTCCAGATATTTAAAAGAAGGTGTTTGACCATGAGCCACTAGGAGAGCATCACGAATATTTCTATGACGTTTTTCATAGGTAAGATATTGGAGGTATGAGTTGTGAACGCACTGTGTATAGAATGCAAAGGCGTTAGAATATTTTTCAGCGTTGAATTTTCGCCACGCATTTTTGACCAAATTTTCCAAAGCGTTAGACTTCATTTCATTAAAAAACGTGTAACGAGTGAAATCGCCATTTTTAGATTTCTTATATTTGTCACATAAGACTAATAACATCGACCCCAATTTTTCGGTCATGCGCCCGTTAGCTTGGCTTTTTTTAGTTTCTTCGAACAAATCGCTATTGTTGAGGAAATTTTTCTTTCTACGTTTCTTCGGTTTAACCACAGGTTTAACCACAGGTTTAGCTTTACTTTCAACGGTTTCTTCTAATATCGTTTCTGACATGATTAAGTTTGTTCCCTTTATTATTGTTTTTATTGGAATTATAAGACCATTAGTATATCAAAATGTTCAAATGTAGTAAAGTATCAATACTAATAAATAAAGGTGTATTTATAAGGAAAGAAAAATGGCAGATTTACCACAAGACCGCTACAAAGTTAAGTTAGCCTCGATTGCTAACCCAAATGATGTTGTGTTGTTTAACGTAACACCAGAACTAAACGAAACCAGAAACGTGAATTATAAGAATTTAGATTTGATTCACATGCCGGGCAATATCTACGCATATGGTAATTCGTCAACAAGAACATTCAGTTTAGTTGCTAAATTGGTATCCAGAACGGTCGAAGAGGCAGATTTGAATTCCAGAAGATTACAACTTATGAGAAGTTGGACGATGCCTTATTTTGGTCAAAACAATGGGAGCGAAACATATACCTCGAAAGAAACCGCTTCACAGAATAGAGAGGCTAGTAATATCAAGGCGAGTAGAAGCATTTTGGGTTCACCACCAGATGTATTACATCTAACAGCGTATGCAGATGGAACAACGTTAAATTCAACGACTGACCAACCAAATAGAGTTGGGAACTTGTATAAAATACCCATAGTAATCACTCAGCTTACAAATACGTACCCATCTGACCTTACCTATATACCATTATCAACAGGTGAACCGTTCCCAGTTATTATGAACATGGATGTGCAATTAACTGAGTCACATTCACCACAAGAATACAACAAATTCAGCTTACAAGATTTCAAAAATGGAAATCTGGCGCATTTTTAAGGATTCGATATGAACAAAGACGTATTATTAGGAAAAGCATCAAGATACACTCAGGGTGGCTTATCGTATTACAACAAAGCCGGAAAGGTGAAATGGTGGGAACAATATAATTTATCTCCTGCTAATGATGATATACAAGTTGAGGTATTACCAAGATTTGCACAGCGTCCAGACCGTATAGCTTATGAAATATACGGGAAAACGGAATTGGCGTGGGTAGTTTTACAATCTAATCACATTGTAGACATACAAGAAGAACTAACTATAGGAAAAGTGTTAACACTTCCATCACCTAGCAGAATGCTATTTGATATTTTAAACAAAAAAACAGGTGGAGAACTAGAATAATGAGTACCCCTTTAAACGTCTTAGCACAATACCGCACTTACTCATATCACCACATCTTAATGATATGCGATAGTGTTACTACAGCAACTTCGGTAAGCCTAAGCAACAACAGTAGTGGTTCTACAGAATTAAACGAAATCATAAAGAAATCGGTTAATGGACTATATTCATCAGAAGAACGATTGTCTATTGACCCCACTTCGGGTGGAGAATTTGTGGTGATGATTAACGGCTTAACAGACGCGCATTACACGATAGATGAACTCAAATGGGAATCTATCACTGGACAAAAGGGTAATAATAACTCAGGCAACTATACTGCTATGGTTACTGAAGGTGCAATGGTTATCAACGAACCTAAAGGTATCAGATTTTTAAACGATGTCAAGAAAGCTTATGAACTTCTAAGACGTGACCATAATTCGTGTGTTTGGATGATAAAAACCATATTTGTCGGCTATAACGATCATCACACTACAAGCTTACCTGACGCACCAGAATATTATACTAACATACAGCCACTAATATTCACGGTAATCGACTTAGAAGCTGATTTTAACGTGCAGGGTTCCGTATACGACATAAGCTTTGTTAATATCAACAATGGTGTGTCAAAAATGCCACAAATTAACGACATAACATCTACAGTTAAGATGAATCTTACTGGGGATACGTCGCTAAACACGACCATAAACACGTTATTTAACAAAATTAACGAACGCTATGGAATATATTACGATACAGTTAAACAAGATATTATAAGTCAGGGGCTTAAACCATTACCAGTCATATACGAAGTAACCCTATCTAAAGAATATCTCGATGCAGAATATTTAGTTGACGATGTACAACAACAAACAACTAGTGATGGTGTCGAAAAATCAGGCGCAGCTTTAGATTTCAGTAAAGGTATTACCATAGAAAATGCTATCAAAACCATAATGAACAAATGCCCTAAAATAAAACAGGACGCAAAAGGTGACACCGCGACTAAGGATAAATATGGTTTTAAAATTCGATCTATATTAGATTCTAAAAAAGACGCATACATAGTCAAGTATCACATCGAACGTCAAAAGCTGATGTTTAACAACATTTTAGACGCTTCTAAGAGTAATGACCCTGAATTACAAGCGCAGTTAGACAGCAACACGTTAACGCTTGATTACATATACACTGGTCGTAACATAGACATCATCGACTATACGATGAAAATGGAAATGGGATTCATATTCTTCCAACAATTAACAAATGGTAATAATCTTCACAACCAAACAGATGGTAGTTCGCAAGGTTTGGGTAAGGTTAGTGAGGTTTCAGATAAAACACCAGCTAACTATGAAGATCATGAGGATGGTGGTAAGAAAAACAAACCTAAAACTATACCAATCTTCTTTACAAAGAATAACAAAAATCCAGAAACTATCAACACGAAGAATCCTAAAGATGCAGCAGAATTTCAATCGTTATTAAACCGTCATGCTGCCTTAGAAAATATACAAGCTAAAGTGAAAATTCATGGGAACCCAGCTCTTTTAAATTCGATAAATAAAGTACCTAAAGGGTTCGGAAAAGATGAATCACAAAAGGTGGATGCTGACGAAGTGTTCCCATTTTGGGAGAAAGTGCCAGCGTTGTTAGAAATTAACATTATGATGCCAGTTGAAGAAAATGGTGTGGTGATTAATATGGAACAATTTTGGTACACTGGGAAATATTATGTTTTCTCCGTTGCTAACGAATTTTCTGGCGGTCTATTCACTCAGGAATTGGAAATGATTAGTATGCCTAATTCTACACCGGATTCCGAAAACACAAACACTCAATCCACACAGTACGCGGTTGCTAATGAAAAAACTGAACAGATCGAAACAATTAGGAGCAACCCTGACGGTAGTAAGACTAGATTGATTAACGGTGTGCCACAAGTAAAAGTTAAGCCTTATATACCTAAAAAACCCGTAATTTCCGATGGTGAATCCATAGGGACACGCTTATCAAGTTTAAAACAAATTAATACATAATATTATGAAAAGACGTAAGACTAAAATAAAAAACATCACTAGGGTTAGACAGCGTATTACGAAAGAGTTAGAGAACGAAACTCAATTTACTAAATCTACCTTTAGCGGTGTAACTATAGGAACACTCATAGACACTAATGACCCTCAACAAATGGGGCGTGTAAAGGTTTTTTGCCCTATGTTTGGCGATGACCCTGAAGAATCCTTAGATGATGTTCCTTGGTGTATATATTGTTCACCCTTTGGCGGCTCATTGAAAGGTGGGACACGCGGTTCAGAAACCACACAAACAGACGGTAACGTTTCCTATGGTATGTGGGCGATACCTAAAGTTGGTGCTAATGTTATGGTAATGTGTTTAGACGGTAATCCCACTAATAGAGTATGGATAGGGTGTATGTACGATCAATATCTACCTCATACACTGCCACACGGTCGTTATATGGACGATACTTTAGAAGGTCCACTAGCAAGCAACGAGGCTAAAATAGAGCCGCTATATGGTAACGGTGAGGAACAATTTGATAATGGTCTACTTAAAAAGAATACCAGTAAAGAATGGAAAACTCGTGGAGCCGATTCACAGAATACAGCGGTTGATAATGTCAGAACTTCGGGTGCTGGCACGGTTAATAAAATTGCAGACAATACGAGTGGCAGTGAAAACGAGTTGCATCGCGGTTATCCGTTAAGTAGACAGCAACCAGAAATACAAGTTAAAGGGACAAACAACAACGATTCGCAAGGTTACAGCATTACAACACCTGGTTTCCATTCCTTTGCTATGGACGATTCTCAGCAAAATTGTAGAATACGTTGTAGAACAACATCTGGTCATCAAATCATATTAGACGATACTAATGAACGAATTTACATTTCAACAGCTAAAGGCGAAAACTGGATTGAAATGGACCAAGCTGGAAACATTGACATGTTCACTAGTGGCAACTTTTCAGTACATGCGGAAAAGGATATAAATTTCACGGCTGATAAAAAAATTAAGATGTATGCTAAGGATGGCATACATTTGAAATCGGAAGCTGAAATCAAAATACATTCTGAAAAAGAAACGCATTTAAAATCAGACCAAGATATAAAAGTGTTTACTGACATGAATATGAAAGTTCACACCGGATTAAATTACCACTTACAAGCGGACTTAAATGTTTTAGAACACGCTATAGGGGATGTTGTCGTAAACGGTTTAAATGTTTACACCTTGGCTACTGGTGGCAATTTTGTTAACGGGGCTAGGGTTGACCTTAATATGAGTGGGAGCTTACCTAATATAGTTACAGATCGTGACCCAACATTAACGATACCATTCACCGAATACGCTTATGTCCCATCTAAGGTTCCCGAACATGAACCTTGGGGTCGAATTGCAACTACAGAAGGTTTGGTTCGTAATGAATCACAGTTCTTACCTAACGTTTTGGACGGTTTAGGCTTTCCTGGTGGTATTTTAGCTATCAACTTGGAACATAGTTATGATAGTGATAGTGTTGGGAAAAGTGAACGTGGGACTACGTTTAGTCGTGGCGAAAAATGGAGAAGATAAATGACATTGTATAAAGGATTTTCAACGGCAAACTATAAGGCTAACGGGTCATTCTCATTAACTGATATAGAAATAGTAAAACGAGATATATTATCTCATATTTGGACTAGAAAGGGCGAAAGAGTCATGATGCCTAATTTTGGCACAACTTTACAAGACTTAATGTTCGAACCATTAGATAATACGACCGTTAACACAGTAAGGGAAGAACTCATAGAAGTTATAGAACATGACCCTCGCGTTCAATTGTTGAATATGGACGTTCAGCCAGTTCACACGGATAGTGCGATTTTGGTCATTATAACTCTACGTTATATAGAATTAGATATAGTCGATACCATCAACCTTAACATAACGTTTGAAGATTTATAATTTTTTTGTGCCATTTCCATAAATATTGTTAGTAGAAATAACAATTAATGTTGATGTGATGTCCAACACATTCTGCGGCACAAAAGGGATTTTAAAAAACAAACAATAAAACATTATAAGGAAATATCATGGCATCATTAGTAAGTGCAGGAGTATCGGTAACGATTACGGATGAAAGTTTTTACATCCCTGTAGCAGCGTCTACAGTTCCATTATTTTTCATCGCCACAGAAGATGAAAAGCTCCAAACTGACGGAGAATCAGAAGCGTTAGGAACTTTCGAGTTCGACGTAATTAGAACTATCACATCACGTAAACAATCTTTAGAATTGTACGGTTTGCCAAACTTCTTAGAAGACACATCTGGTAATCAATTTCATGGTGATGCTAGAAACGAATACGGATTATTTGCATTAAACAACTTTTTAGGCGTTGGTGACAGAGCATTTGTTATCAGAGCAAACGTCAATCTTAACGACGATCTTTTAGACGTTAGAACTATGTGGAATGCTAAAGTACAAGAAACTTCAATATTGTTAGAAACATTGACCACCGAATACATTAACGAATTCAATATCATTAACGGTTATATCCCTGGTGACGCAAGTTCAGGTTTCCAAGACGTAAATTACACGAACCCAATCGTAGGTGGTGATTTAACTACCGTAGCGGCTGGCACATACGATTTTCAAATTAACGTGGATGCTGGTGGTTTTGTAACTGTTAATATCATACTTGCTGGTGGCGAAACATATGACGACGTTATCAACCTTATTAACATAGCTTTAGTTAGTTCAAGTGTTTCTATAGCAGTTGGTAATTTAAGATTTACTGCTAACTCTTCGGGGGCAACTTCCACAGTGTTATTAAACAACGGTACAGTTAACGATTTATTCGTTGCGTTACCAGGTTTAATAGCTATCGAACCTGCTGAGGCTGGCGCACCTTTATTCAAAGAAACTGTTACTGGTTCTGAACTTATTTCATTAACGGTAGAATCCGCAACCGAGTTATTCACATCTTTCTCGTTTACCACTTTAGAAGATGATTTTTTCGATGATGCTACATTAGCACCTTTAGACGTTTTTGCTAACGGTTACGACCAACCTGCAACAACTACATATATAGGTTTCAATGGTAGCGTTGCTGACTGGGTAACAAACCTTTTAGGTTCTTTTATTTTAGATGAATTTTTACCATCAGAAGGTGGGAATCTTTTCATCGCCAACGCTGATGATTTTCAGTACACCAAAGAATTTAAAAACGGTATAAGCTTAGGGGCTAACGATGCTGCTAGACGTGTTGCTATTACTACAGCACTTCAAGCTACTATCAATAGTAACGAAGGTATCCGTTCAGAAAACTTCGAATATAACTTAATTTTATGTCCTGGTTATCATGAGGTGGTTGATGAAATGGTTGCTCTTTCTATAGATATTATGGAAGAAGCTTTTGTTATTGGTGATACACCTTTCAACATGAACGCAAGTGAAGTGGTTGCGTGGGCGAATACTGCTGGTAGACAAACATCGCAACATTTAGCTTATTACTACCCTCAGCAATTAGCATCTAATTTAGATGGTAAAGATGTTTTCGTTCCTGCTTCAAGCACAGCTATCAGAACTTTCACTTACAGTGATGATGCGTCTGAATTGTGGTTTGCTCCTGCTGGTACTCGTCGTGGTTTAGTTAGTGCGGTTTCCGACATTGGTTATGTTTCTGGACAATTAGGTAGTGCCACAACTTTTGAGCAGTTACACCTTAATCAAGGGCAACGTGATGATTTATATAAGTTTGATACTAATCTAAATCCTATCGTATTCTTTCCTGGTCGTGGTATTATTGTTTGGGGTCAAAAAACTTCTGCACCGGATGCTTCTGCAATGGACAGAGTTAATGTTTCCCGTTTAATGAAGTACATCAAACGTCAACTACGTAAAAACACTTTATCATTTGTGTTTGAACCTAATGACCAAATCACAAGAGATAACCTTAAAGCATTGGTTGATAATTTCTTAGGTGATCTAATCGTTAAACGTGGTTTATATGATGCTGTTACTGTTTGTGACGAATCTAATAACACACCTGATCGTATTGACCGTAACGAATTGTACATTGATGTAGCCTTAAAACCAGTGAAGGCGGCGGAATTTATTTATATACCAATTCGTATTGTTAACACTGGAACTGATATATAACAATTTGTTACATATCACACTTAAAGTAATATCTTAGATTTTTACGACTTTAAGTGTTTGACAAAAAACCTATCCTGATATATAATCATGGTAGGTTTTTTTATGAGTAACAATATGTATTCAAAAGATTTATTAGATTTAATCAACGATAAAACAGTTAAACGTCCTAGTTCAAAATGCAAAGAAGGAACATACTTAGGAACTCTTCTTAGAAACGAAACTGATTTTTTAGACAATGACCCCAAGTTAGCGGTTCGGTTGTGGTATATAAAAAATGATATTTATGAACAAGTTAAATGTCCGCATTGCTCTAAACCAACAAACATTAAAATCAATAAAGATGGTGACAGAATCCAATTTTGTTCATTAGTATGTCGTTCAGCCAGCAAAGATGAATCGGGTTTAACTTTAGCTAAACGAAATGGTCTTAAACAATCTGTAACTAAAAAAACCATAAACCAAGTGACAGGAACCTCTATCGCACAGGATGCTGCGGCAAAAGCTGCTAACACCATGAAAATTAAAGACATTGATGGAACGTCGATATATGAGAAAGCTGCACAGAAACAGTCCGCAACAAAAAAAGAAGGTTATTATCCAGCTTGGAATAAAGGCGTTCGACACACACAGAAATTCAAAGACCATTTGTCCTATATACGAACAGAGCTATATGCTTCTGGTGAACTTGTTCATTGGAACACAGGGAACGAAACTTCTCACGAAACTAGAAACAAAATTCGTCAAACTTTACTAGACCAAGAACTATCTATGTCCGACGAAAGTAAAATATTAAGAGCTAAAACAATGAAAACACTGGTAGATAATGGTTGGGTGTATCCTAGCCAAAGACCAGAATTAATAAAGGCTAAACAAGATTTAGCCTTGAAAAAATATAATAGGTTATCGAAAAACCAAACACATATATCAGATGATGCTTATATTAAATTAACAAACAAAGATTGGTTATATAATGAGCATGTGGTGTTAGAAAAAACATTAACTGAAATATCTAATGATTTGGGGGTCAATGGGACTACGCTAGGTAGACACTTACATAAGTTTGGTATAGAAACACACAATTTTCAACAGTCTATGGCAGAAAAGGAACTGTTTAACTTCGTTAAATCTATTATCTCCTGTAAAGTCGTAGCTAATACACGCTCTATCATATCACCCAAAGAGTTAGATATTTACATACCATCTAAAAGTATAGCAATCGAATACTGCGGTTTGTTTTGGCACAATTCTTTAATATTAGGGAACACTTATCACGCAGATAAGCTTAAAATGTGCATCAACCAGAAGATAACCCTAATAACAATTTTCGAAGATGAATGGGTTAACAACCGAACCATAGTAGAGGGAAAGTTGAAGTCTTTGTTAGGTTGTGACGATAGAAGTGTTATATATGCTAGAAAATGTATAATAGATACAGTTAAGAAGTCGGACAAAAAAGAATTTTACACAGTTAATCATATACAAGGTAATACTAACAGTTCAATAGATTTAGGACTGTTTTATGATGGAATACTAGTAGCGTGTGCATCGTTCGCTATCAAAGGTGATGGTGTTTATGAATTGGTCAGATACGCCACTTCACAGCGCATAACTGGCGGTTTATCTAAGCTTTTAAAAAACTTCATAAAGTTGTATCAACCATCTGAAATTATATCATTTGCCGATTTGCGGTGGAGTGTAGGTGATATGTATTATAAAAGTGGGTGGGAATTAGAAAAGATAATCCCACCAGATTATAGTTACATTTTTGGACAAACAAGAAGTCATAAATTTAATTTCAGACATACTAGCGGATTAAAATATTTACCTAAGTACGATTCAAAATTGTCAGAAAGTGAAAATATGTTAGCGCATAACATTCACAAAATTTATGATTGCGGAAAGATGAAATTCATCTACCGTCGTCATAATAGCTAAGGGATTCTTTAGCGGCTTCTTCTGGATTAATAACTGGGTCATCATCATAATGAGTGTCTACA